CAAAGCAACTGACATTTTCTTATTTCTACTTTAAGAGTTCTTATACCACCACCTGCGTGAACAAGGTTGCTTATGGAATCCCTCTTCTTAGATTTGTCTAAGTGATCGAACTGTAACGCATGAGGACTATCATTAAAGCCACACTTTATACAGCCACCTATCATTCTCTTTACTCTTTTAATATACTCTTTCTTTTTCTCTAGTCTTTTTCTGTAAGAGTTATATTTGACACTAGTCCAGTTTACATTCTCACCCTTTTTATTAAGCTTCATACCATTTACTCTCCCTTTATATACTTAGTGGCTCTTTCTAAACCTTCAACATCATCGCCTAATATACCTATAGCTAAGTTGCAATGATGACACAACCATCCTCTAAAGGTTTCGTTCTTATAGCAATGGTCTAGTACCAACTTAGCCTTCTTACCACAAATGTCACAGCACTCTGATACAGGTGGTGCAGTTTTTCTTATGTTCTGGACAACAGTTCCATTATACTTCTGACACTTTTTACAAGAGGTGCTTCTAGACTCTCTATCACCAGTAGCTCTACGATACAACCTAAACTCTTCTCTAGGTTTAACCTCACCACAATGTCTACATGTTATGTGTGACTTATCCGGATCTTCCTCTTCAGTTACCTCTTGAAATAAATCGCCCTGTATAGGTATCACGCTGAGTACCTTCCAGTTTCTACATCCAGTTCCACATGCACTGTGCCGTGCCAACCAGTTAATTTATTTTTAGCCAACCGAATATGACGCTGAGGATCATTACTGTCTTGTCCTTCAATGTCAGGGTTCTTACTAATCAACAACATCAAATCAGCCTCTGCAGCTTTTCCAGTTTTACTTCCTTCAAGCATAGATTGATTAACATTTATCTTACCTTCAGCCTCTGCTGAAAGTTGGGACATCCAAATTATAACACAATTATACTTCTTGGCAATGTTTCTTGCGTGAATTGCTGCCTCCTTGAGATAAATATCTGATCTTTCTGATCCGGCTGTTGCAAATTTATCACCCATGTCAAGTATAATTATGTCAGGGTTAACGCTTTTTGCAAGTTGTTCCACATAATCCATGTTTTTATCAGTGGCATCTTTGATAGATAGTAGTTGTTTGATAGGCTCATATCTCTTTAGTGCCATACTTCTGTTCTCAAGAACCTGATCGCTAGACATCTTTGACTTACAGTACAGATACCTCAAGCCTACACGCTTGTATGCCTCTTCATTACACAGCACCACACACTTAGCACCTTGATCTATAAACCCACCCTCAGAGGCTAGAATACTAGCGTGGAAGGATGTCTTACCGGTGTTAGGTCTAGCACCCACTATAACAAAGTGACCACCACTCAGACCCTCCACTCGTCTGCGTAGCGAGGGTATGTTAAACTTCCATTGAAACTTTAGATTGAGGTGATCTACCAGAGTATCAAAACTAATATCATCACCCTCAAATTTAAAGCTAGGTGTGAAGTCATCTTGATAGTTGTCAAGTATGTTTCGTAAAGGCTCAAGGTTATTCTTTGTGCCATTCACATAATCAAAGCCAAGGTTAGCCACTTCTTCTCCAACCATCTGCTGAAATAATTTGGATAATACTTCCTTAGCTATCTCGTTGTTCATCGCTTCTTCCTTTGCAATCTTACTAAACAAGATCTCAAAAGACGATTTGTTTGCTGATGTTAGTGTACCGTTGTTAGCAAAGAATAAAGCCTGTAGTTCTGTGAGCGTTATGTCTCTCTCATACTTACCCATAGTTTCATCAAGCGTGTTCTTAATCTTTCTAACATCCTTACTGAATAGTTTATCAGGACACTTGCTACCCTTGTGATCTTCATAGAAGTCACGTTGCATAAGGCTTCTTATTAATGCTAATTCTATCAACCTATCAACTCCCTTAGTTTATTAAAATCATTCACTCTTTTATACTTTAGATCATCTTCAATGTGTAAAGCATACACCTCTGAAGGATCACAGTAACTCTTCAACTCTTTCGTATACTCAATGGTCTTGCCTATAACGTCAGGGTCAAGAGCGACTATCACCTTGTCAAATCTATCTAGGTACTCTTTATGCTCTCGCATCAAGTTAGTTCCAAGCAAAGCCACACCGGTTATACCTACCATAGTTTCTCCCACTACTGTAGCTGATACACAATCCTCTACCACAACAGCCACACTTTTACAATCAGAAATTCTATGTGTGTACTGTTTAGCTTCACCACCGTATCTATACCACTTGGGTTGACTATTATACAAGGCTCGTCCTATCGCATCTATTAGTCTACCGTTGCTATAGATAGGGAACACTGCTCTTGAATCTTTACAATCATACAATAACTCTATTGACAGATCCCATCGTCTTTTAAATCTCTGAACATAAGCGTTGTTGCCATCAGTTATACGCTCCGGCATAACAAACTTCTCCGGTGTTTTATTTTCTGCAACACCCTGCAGCTTTTTCTTTATCGTATCAGCTAACATATTTGTCATGTATGAACCCTTGACATCGCAAGAGGCTCTGTAACAGTTGTATAATAACAAGCCATCTTGATTGCTGATTGAAAACTTCTTTACTCCATTACACTTAGGACAATCTAATGTGAGTGATTCTCCCTCTTTTACATCTATACCTTCTAAAAAATGTTGTGACGGTATGCTAGGCATCCTTGTAACTCTCCCTTCTATCTAGTGCGTTGCTTGCTGACTTAAATGTATGCTTAATATAAGGACGCATTGAGTTAGGACTATTGTGTCCAGACACAGCCATGATCTGGGTGGTGTCAACTCCGGCTTCAACCATCTCTGTTATAGCTGTTCTTCTCATGTCCATAGCTGTCAGTTCCTTAGGTAATCTTGCTTTATCCTTAACTTGGTTAACAAGATAGCTAATCTCTTTATCGTTATACATAACATAGCCACCATTTCTAGGAAAAGGATGTGGTGCAACAAATTCTTGGAATCCAAAGTCTTTATGCTGTTGTTCTAGCATCCTAAACATATTGATGTGGATAGGAAGATGCACCTCTGCCCTTTTCTTTGATTGCTCTAAGTCAAGCCTACGCTCCTCAAAGTTTATACTATCCCACTTGAGTGAACGCATATCACCTATCCTCTGAGCAAATGTATATGCCATCTGAACTATAAGACCTATACTTCTCCACTTGTATTCTGCGTAAGCTGTATCACAGAACAACCTAACTTGGTCTGCTGTCCACATAACTTTTCGTGGTTGAGTCTGCAGCTTTTTGATACTACGCATTGGGTTACGACTAATCAGTTCAAACTCTTCTGCCAAGTTAAACAGTAAAGAGCTTAGAGTAGCAGACATATTAGCCGTCCGGACTCCACGAGCTAACCATTGCTGATATGCTGTCTTGCAATCAGAAACCGTTACTCTATCTACCTTTAACTCTCCCATGTTCTTACCATGCCTTATCGGTGTAGCCATAACTTTTGATATTACATACTCATAATCCTTTTGAGTTCTCCCCCTCAGCGATAAAAACTGGGGGGAGTGTAAGTAGTAATCAGCTAAAGACAACATAGTTTTTATGTCTTTACTTGTCTGCATCGTTCAACCTCTTAACCTTCATAACGCTAGTAATAAATCCAACTAGCAGTATTATAGCATAGATAAATGCCCAAGTATATATTACTATCTCCATACTCTTCTCCTTCCTCTCTCAAATCTCCACAGTATATAGAACAATAGTATCAAAGCCGGTTGTCCTATCACGAAAACTAATATGTTTAAGAGTTCGTAAGACAAACCAGTTACGCTGCAAATGTAGTTTAGTATGTCTATACATCTCCAAAATATATAATCAATCTGTGCTTCTGTCATATTTATTTCTCCCATCTGTAAAAAATATGTTTATCAATTCGTGTCGTCCTAGTCTTAGTCTTCGCCCATGCCGGACGCACATACGTTGCATGGTAGTGTGTCGCTCCCTCTGTTATATCAAGCACGATAGTCTTAGTCAACAGAATAGATGCGTGTTCTAAAGCTAGACTCCATGTTCTACTGTTAAAGTTAGGTTCATCCTTTTTGCCATCGCAAAACCAGGTAAACTGGCATTTCCAACGAACCGGTTTGTTTGTGTTCTTATATGTTACAGCCTGTTTAACCACCTCGCAAACTGTATTAGGAAATCTAGAATCTTCTACTCTATTCAAGACCACTTGACCTACTGCCATCTGTCCTATCATAGATTGATTCCCTGCCTCGTGGTATATGTTAAAAGCCATACACATTAATGCTGTTTCAAGTATCATTCGTTTACAATCCTCATTATGTCGTAGTGAGCATAGACTAACATACCACCTACAACAGTTATAACTATAAGAGCCACTACAATATCCTCAAGCCACTCTCTTTTTATCTTCTTACTTTTGAGTAAGTCACCCTTCATTCTCTTTCGATTCATTTGCAATCTCCTTAAAACGCTGCAATATGTGATAGTCCTCCTCTTTCGCATCGTCAAACTCTTCATCAATAATCGGTGATGAATCTTGTCTATCTGTTTCAAAAGAGTAAAACAAATAGCTGTACTTCTTTTTCATTACTGTCTCCTTTAATGTAATACTTCATCGTCAAACTCAGGGTCATGCTCAACGTAACCCACTATCTTAGCGTCAATAATAGTTTCATGCTCTATATCCCAATGACATTCTCTCGCCACTACCTCTGTATTGGGTGCATCATGCTCCACCTTTATTATTATGTATGCCCATTTACTCATAGGATAAGCTGAACAACTGCGTTCAATCCCATAGTTAAGGTTATCATTAAGGCAATGGCAAACAGTAGTGCTATACCCTCGTCATCATTATTATTGTTATTCTTCTTCATGGCAAAAGTTCCTCCAAAATTTACAGTTGTTATCTGACTTGCATACTCTCTCGTGCTTGGCTGTTTCCCAACATTCAGATTGCCAAGGCGAAAAGTATTTGGCTGCAAACCTATCTGCCCAATCTTGTCCATCATTTAACCACAGGGCAAGTATGGGTAATGGTACAAGTAATAGGAACACTACAAAGAAAGCCTTGCCGAATCCCTCGTTATGATATGGTTTCATATCTATATTCCTTTCTTTTTGTTAAGACCTTTTGGGTCATATTGATCTTCGTATATTTCATCCGGCATAAACATACTGCCAGTTCCATCGTCAAACCAATTGTTCATAAACATTAGTGTTATCATAAATATCATAACATAACTAAACCATTTAACAAACCAAATAAATAATCCATAAGCCTCTTGCGCTTGCTTTAAAGCTTGCTCTTTTACATCGTCATCACTCATACTATTCTCCTATCCAGTTTGTAATAACTTACCACATACACCACACTCGTAACCATGATATCTGTGACCATCTTCAGTAAACTCATAATAGATTGCGTTATCATCGCAACTATGTTCCTCTTGCTGTTCTTCTTCATTCATATTGTTCTCCTATCCATCTTACAATCTCTCCGGTGTTCCACTTGGCACATTCTTTCTGAGCGTCTTCATATGTATCGAACACCTTTACCGGACTATCTTGCGTCCACATAGAACCGCAACCTTCCCTTACATACTCAGTACCCTCTTCCTCAAAAGGTGTGAAGAGTATCGCCCACTTAACTTGTCTGTTCATTGTTCTACCTCCACTATTTCCAAACCATAGTCTTCTAACCACCATTCAAGTTCGTTCCAAGCAATTTCATTACAAGAGTCCCAACCTACTCCCATATCACGATCTCTGTGTTCTTCTTGAATCTCTTTTGTCCAAGTATTAACTATAAACTCTATACTTTTAGTATGGTCTAATGGTAATTCATTTTTGAATAGCATCATCTTTAAACTCCTCTTCTAGTTTCTCTCGCAGCTTTTCTTTTAGATCGTCAGCTTTCTTTTTATCTTCTTTATTATTGAAGTCACCAAAATCTATGATGACATGCTCGTCAAACCAATCTTTATGTTTACTCATCTTTCAATTCCTTTCTTAATAGTTTCGCTTGAAACATCTCATGTTGATGCCTACGCTTGGCAACCTTTTCCCTCTTGTCTTTGATGGTCATGGTTGCCTTGCGTATAAACATTGGGTTACGTGGCTTAGGCTGTTTGATGAACTTCTTGTTTTTCACTTTTCCAATCCCACGTTATCATGGCTCTCATATCATCTAGAGTTGAATCCGGTTCTATGCTGTCGCCATTGTCGTCACAACCTAGAACCAAAGCTTTATTGCAAAGCCGTATAGGTTCGTGTACTGCTCCATATTGGAAAGACCATCTAAACTGTAGAGGTGCGTATAATCCTTCATCGTCTACATAGATACCATCGAACCCTATTGGTATACGCACCACATCGAAAGCTGTAGGTCTATAGCCTTTCATTAAAACTGTATCATTCATAATGATATCATCGTAGCCAATCAGTTTATAGATATCTTTATAGTTACCACTATACTCTACTTCCTGCAGCTTTTTAAACATTGGGTCTATTAGTATAGCTCTCATTACGCTACCTCCTTTCCAAT